CTTTCCTTATCTAACCCACAAAACACCTCGATCGCCCACGATCAGGCCGGATCGCTTTGAACAATTTTGAAAAAGATTTGATCGATTCACTTAAGGCTCAATCAGATTTAGGAGGTGTGCAAACTCCACGAATTCACTCTCCATTGAATGATTTACCGAGTAAAGGCCATGAAATGATCGACTTTGCAGCTGAGATTGGTATGCCTTTGATGGAGTGGCAGAAATTTGTGGCTATTCATGGACATAAGATTAAGCCAGATGGCAGGTGGCACTCCCAACTGAACAATTTGTGCCTCGCAAGGCAAAACGGAAAATCGACCTTCATGCTTATTCGCATTCTTACTGGCATGTATATCTGGGGCGAAAACTTACAGCTGTCATCAGCTCATAGACTTACGACTTCGCTTGAAACATTTAGACAGATGGTTAGCATTATTGAAGGTAATGACAAATTAACATCCGAAGTAAAAAAGATCAGATGGCAACATGGTGCTGAGGAAATGGAATTAAAAGGCGGTCGTCGATTTGTGGTAAAAGCAGCAAACAATGCATCTCGAGGAATTTCAGCTCCATCTACAATCCATTTAGATGAGTTGCGTGAATATAAAGATGAGGATGCTTGGTCATCGATGAGATACACAATGATGGCATCTAAAAATCCGCAAGTATGGACTTATTCAAATGCAGGAGATCAACATTCAGTAATTCTAAACAAACTTAGGGAGCGTGGATTAGCAGCCTCCACAAACCCCTCCGACACGATCGGTTGGTTTGAGTGGAGTGCAGAGCCAGAATCACCGATTACCCTTCCGTCAGGTGAAATCAATTGGCCGGCATTTGCTCAAGCCAACCCATCGCTTGGCACATTGATGCATCCTGATAATCTTAAAGCTGTAATAAATGATCCACCAGATATTGTGCGAACCGAAGTTTTATGTCAATGGGTAGATACAATCAATTCTGCAATAGATGCACAAAAATGGGAATTATGCAAGACTGACCCAATACCATTAGACCCTGACAAGCCAACTTGGTTAGGTCTTGATTTATCGCCAGATAGAAAATATGCAGCTCTAGTTGCTACCCAAAAATTACCAGGAGAAAAGTTTAATTTAGTTTTACTTCATACTTGGTCAAATGATTATTCAATCAATGATTTAGCGGTAGCAAATGATCTTGCTCCCTATGTTAGAAAATATAATGTTCAGACTGTTGCCTATAGCAAGAGAACAGCTCAAGCCGTTGCTAGTAGGCTCGTTCCAGCCGGAATTCCAATAACTGATATGGATGGCAGCATTTACGCGGAAAGTTGCGACAGATGGCTTGGAGCTATAAATAGCCATAGGCTTCAACATGGCGGGCAAGAGGAATTGACTCAACAAACATTATCAGCTGCCAAATTGCCTTATGGTGATGGAAGTTGGATTATTGGTAGGAGAGCCAGCAGGGTTGCTGTTTGCGCAGCCGTAGCCAGTAGCCTTGCAACCTATTTTGCAACACAACCAGAAACTGAGGTTGATATTCAAATAGCATAATTTGTTGACTTTATGGTATATTATATGCTAATGGGATTATTTGATAGATTTAGAACAACGCAAGAAAATCCAGTTGATGTAGCTGCATCACTTTCACCATACAACGCACAACAATTAGTTGGCGGAATTTTATTTGGAACAACAACTGCAACTCGCGAACAGTATATGGCCATCCCATCTGGAGCACGCGCTAGAAATATAATCTGCTCAACTGTCGGATCTTTACCTTTAGAGCAATACAATCATTTTACAAATGAGCATGTAAGACCAAATCGTGTAATTATGCAACCAGATCCAAGAGTTGCAGGATCAGCAATTTATGCTTGGATCGCTGAGGATTTATTACTTTATGGCGTTGCTTATGGAATGGTAATGGATTCTTATGCTGCAACTGATGCTTCAAGAATTAGAGCATGGACAAGAATCGCTCCAAATAGAGTTTATGCTTCACTAAATGCTAATTCAACTGAAATTGATTACTATACAGTTGATGGCAAGCGAGTGCCACCATTTGGTTTAGGTTCCTTAATTGTATTTAATGGATTAGATGAAGGAATTCTTAACAGAGCAGGTCGCACAATTAAAGCAGCAGCAGAATTAGAAAAAGCAGCTGAAATGTATGCCAAAGAGCCAATGCCACAAATGGTTTTAAAATCAAATGGAACAAATTTAACTCCAGAGCGTATTACAAAATTATTAGAGTCATGGAAAGCATCAAGATCAACAAGATCAACCGCATTTTTAAATGCTGATGTTGAATTGCAAGCACTTGGATTTGATCCTGCTAAATTACAATTAAATGAGGCCAGACAATACCTTGCTCTAGAAATCAGCAGAGCGTCGGGAATTCCGGCATCATTTGTATCTGCTGAAACTACTTCAATGACTTATTCAAACATGACAGCTGAAAGAAAAGCACTTATTGACTTTTCATTACGACCAATCTTAACTGCAATTGAACAAAGATTATCTCAAGCCGATTTCTGCCCTAATGGTATTGAAACTCGATTTGACATTGACGATTTTTTGCGTGGCTCAGCATTAGAGCGTGCGCAAGTTTATGAAATCCTAAACCGCATTGGCGCGATGAGCGTTGAGCAAATCCAAGAGGAGGAGGACTTGATTCGATGAAAATCAATTTCCCAATAACACTAACCGCAGCCGATAACAAAAAGCGTACCTTAACTGGTCGCATTGTAAGCTGGGATGAAAAAGGCTTTACCAGCGCGGGCGCAACAGTATTTGAGAAAGATAGCATTGATTTCTCAAAGCCAATTAAATTATTGCTGGAGCATGATCGCACTCGACCAATTGGAAAAATGATCGATGTTACAGCTGACGATCAAGGCATTGAGGCAACCTTCAAAGTCGCAGCAACTATTGCTGGCGATGATTCTTTACTAGAAGCAGCCGAAGGTTTAAGAGATGGATTTAGCGTTGGTGTAAAAATCAACGAATGGAAAAATGAGGAAGGCGTATTACGCATTAAGGCAAGTTCCTTACAAGAAGTTTCACTAGTAACTGAGCCAGCAATTGATTCTGCAAGAGTGGCGGAAGTTGCTGCAAGTGAAACACCAGAGAATTCCGAAGCAACCGCTGAGGAAACAACAACAGAGGAGAACAAAGTGTCAGAGATTACTTCTGAAACTCCTATCGCGACCGAAGCGGTAGAAGCGGCACAAGCTCCAGTTGTAACTGCAAACTACGTTGCTTACACAAAGCCACGCGTAGACACAAACGTTACAGCAGGACAATATCTATCAGCACAGGTTCGCGCTATCGGTGGAGATACCGATGCACGCGATCTAGTTGCTGCACTACAAATTGCAACAGTAACTGAGAACACAGGAACTGTTCCACCAAATTACCTACGCGATGTAATTGGAATCATCGATTCATCCCGTCCATTCATCGATTCAATCGAGCGCGCTCCACTTCCAGCAACTGGAATGAAAATCTTTACACCAAAACTAGGTGCACAGGCAACTGTTGCAGTAACAGCAGAAGGTAATGAGTTTTCATCAACAGATACAGCTGTAACATTCCAAGAGGACAACATTGTTAAGTTTGCTGGTGCAAACATTGTAAATGTTGAACTATTTGATCGTTCAGACCCAGCATTTGCTGATTTATTGGTTCGTGAGTTAGCAGCATCATATGCACAAAAGACAGATCAATATGCTGCACAAATTGCTTCACAAAACGCAAGCGCATCAACAGGTGCAAGCATCTACGCTTCAATCGTTGATGGAATTTCAGACAGTTACGGCGTAATGCGCTTCACACCAAATCGCATTCTTGTTGCTCCTTCAGGTGGAACAAACGGAATCGATTTCGCTGGACTACTTGGCGCAGTTGCTGATGGTCGTCCACTATTCGCAGCAGCAAATCCATCAAACGCAGCTGGTCTAGTTACTCAAGGATCAACAGCAGGAACAATTGCTGGATTGAACCTAGTTGTAAGCCCTAACTACACAGGTGATGATGCTAACGCCAAGCACGCATTGGTTTATCCATCACAAGCTATGAGATTCCATGAGTCAGGCACAGTTGAGCTTCGCGCCAACATTGTTGCTAACGGACGCATTGAAATCGGAATTTACGGATACGTTGCAGTAGTTAATCGCTACCCAACAGCATTCCGCAAGTTAGCAGTAGCTTAATTTAACTGAGTGCCTATGGTTGCTCCCGATCATAGGCATCCTTTAATGGGAGTAAGGAGATGACATGCCAACCATAATCACAGCCACCGAGTTGAGATCCGTGCTTGGCGTGTCATCTGCCTTGTATGACGATACTTACCTAAATGGAATTATTGATACAGCAGAAAACACCATTCTGCCAATGTTGGTTACATTCAAAAGCCCAATTCAAAAAACAGTGTTAAACGACAATGTCGCTACTTTCACTACACTAGGTGTTCATGAGTTCACAGCCGGACAATCACTCGTTATCGCAGGATGCGCAAGCCCTTACAATGGAACAAGAACAGTACTTGACTCAGATCTTGGAGCATATACCTTCCAAGCTGCAATCACTAATGCCGATGTCGCAGAAGCAAATGTTATTCCAAGTGGAAGCGCGACTTTATCATCAGCATCAACTTATGTTGGAAACCAATCTGTTCGATCAGCTGTCTTTGCAGTATCAGTCGAAGTCTTTCAATCAAGAATCGCAGCAGGCGGACAAATCGAAGGAGTAGATTTTACAGCTAGCCCGTTTAGGATGGGTAGATCATTATTTAATCGTTGCGTAGGATTATTAGGGCCATATTTAGATGTTGAAAGCATGTGTCAATAAATGCCAGCATCAACAATCCTTTCAGCAGTTAGACAACCACTTGCGACAGCTTTAGCTGGTGTTGCAGGTAATGTCTATGCTTTTGTGCCAGAAACAGTTATTCCGCCAGCAGTTGTTTGCGTTCCACAATCGCCGTACCTTGAAATTGAAACAATTGGCAAATCAATTATTCGTTGTCGTGTAAATATGACAATAACAGCAGCAGTTGCCTATAATAGCAATCCAGCATCTTTGGATAATTTAGAGCAACTTATAATGAGTATTCTGGCAGTTATTCCTAACGGATATGTTGTCGGATCGGTCGATAGACCAACAGTTACACAAGTTGGAGCATCAAATTTATTGATCTCTGATATAACAGTATCAACCTATTATCAACAAACAACATAAGGAGCGAAAATGCCTACCACCGTTATAACAGGTCGGGATGTTACCTTCACAATCGGCGGTAACAATTTCGATGCACAAGCTACAAGCGCAACTCTGACTGGCGAAATGGATCGTCAGACATACGAAACACTTGATGGAAAAGTTTATAAAGTTATAGATAATAACTTCACATTTGATGTTGAAATGTTAGCTGACTGGGGTTCAACTGGATCTCTATGCGAGATTCTATGGAGTGCTTCCGAGTCTGCACCAAACACAGGTATCAGCACAGTATTTACAGCTTCATCAGGCGCAGTCTTTACTTTCCAAGTATTGCCATCATGGCCATCAGCCGGTGGAACTGCACCAGATGCACAAACAGTTTCTCTATCATTCCAAGTAATTGGCGTACCAGCAGAAAACTTTGCTTAATAAATAAAACGGGAGCAAACAAATGAAACTAGCAATTACAATTACATATAACTCAGGCGATGAAGCAACTTATACAGCCCAACCGCCTGAGTTCGCTAAGTGGGAGCAGAAAACAGGAAACATTATTAGCCAAGCATCTGAAAAGATCGGCGTTAGTGATTTAATGTTTTTGGCTTATCACGCACATAAGAGAGAAGCAGCTGGCAAGGCTGTCAAACCTTATGAAGCATGGATGGAAACTGTTGCCGATATTCAAGTCGGTGATGCAAACCCAAAAGCCATCCAGTAGGAAGCCTAAGTCGATTATTGGTGCAGTTGTCAATAGCAACTCAAATTCCAATGAGCGAATGGGTTGATGGATCGGATGTTTTAACAGCGTTAGAGATATTGGAGGATAGGCATAAGAAATGACCCAACCTTCAATCTTCTATGACAAAAAAGAATTAAATCAATTTGCCAAAGTTATTAGAAACATGGGCGATATTGCCAAAGAAGAAACTGCTAAGCGAGTTGGTGCATTAGCTCAAAGAGAGCTTGACGAAATTCGCCGTATTGCTTCATCAAGAGGCAAGGTTGCAGATCGTATTGCTCAAGGTGGAAAAATTAGCAAATCATCTGTATTAGGTGAGATTAAGTTTGGCTTTGCTAGTCAAAAATTCTCAGGTGGTGCAACTACTCAATTCAATACTAGAAACGATCCTAAAGGTAGCCGTCTGGGTATTGGTGCAGCTCATGAGTTTGGTTCAAAGAATTACCCACAATTTCCAAGATGGTCTGGGCCAATGTCTAAAGGTCCAGGATCTCGTGGTTGGTTCATTTACCCAACAATTAGACATTTACAGCCTACAATTATCAAAGAGTTTGAGGAAATTATTTTAGAAATAAGAAATGAGTTTGTAAATGGCTAGTAATAGCAGAACATTAACTTTAGCTTTAGCAGCCGATATTGATGGCTTGCGTAATGGTTTAAAAGATGCTGAAAAGGTAGTAGATAACTCAGCAGAATCAATTAGAGAATTTGGCAAGAAAGCAGCGTTGGCTTTTGCTGCCGTTGGTGCAGCAGCTACTGCATTTGCAGTTTCAGCAGTTAAGGCAGCAGCTGAGGATGAAAAGGCTCGCAAAAATTTAGAGCAAGTTATTAGATCAAGCACTAAAGCAACTGAGCAACAAATTGCAGGAATTGATAAATACATAACCGCTCAATCTATTGCTACTGCAACAACTGATGATGTTTTAAGGCCGGCATTTTCTCGCTTGATTCGTTCGACTCAGGATGTTACTAAAGCTCAAGAATTATTGACCCTTGCTCAAGAAATAAGTGTTGCCACAGGTAAGCCTTTAGAAGCCGTCACAAACGCCTTAGGAAGGGCATATGACGGGTCAAACACCGCATTGGGTAAGTTAGGTCTAGGAATAGATGCTGCCACTCTTAAAACCAAATCTTTCGATGAAATCACTAATCAGTTAAAGGGAACTTACAACGGATTTATTGCCAATGAAGCCACCAATGCTGAGTTTAAGTTTAAGCAATTATCTATCGCTGTTGATGAAACTAAAGAACAAATTGGTGCAGCTTTATTACCTATTGTTAAAGAATTGGCAGATTATTTACTAGCCACAGCTGTTCCGTTAATTCAAGCATTTGCTGCTGGATTTTCAGGTGAGGATGGCGTTAATGCTGGCATAACTGAAGCAACTGAAGGCGCATTCAAATTTGGAAATCAAGTAAAAGAAACGCTCAAATTTGTTGTAAGCATTAAAGATGAACTAATTGTATTGGGTGCAATTATTGCTGGAGTATTTGTTGCTAATAAGATCGCTGCTTTTGTTACTGCAATTATGACTTTAGTAACTGCTATGAAAGCATTAAGAACTGCTGCTGCTGGAGCTGCTGTTGCTACCGCATTTGCAACTGGTGGAGCATCTGTTGGTACTGCTGCTGCTGCTTTAGCAGCCGTTGCTGCAACTTATGGATTAAGTCAATTAGCAGGTGGTGGAGATATTGGTGGAAATCCTGCTGGTAATTATCCAAGCAGTCCAAGCAACTTTACTTATGGTGCAGGTAATCCGGGCGTAACTAACATTTATGTAAGTGCTATCGATGGCGAAGGTGCAGCAAGAGCTGTTGGAAAAGTAGTTAATCAAAGCGCAGCTCGAAGCGTGCCAGTATTTAGTGGAAATGGAATTAGACTAAATTGACAGCATGGGCTCCAGATTGGAAATTAACTGTCAGCGGGGTCGATTATACTGACATAGCAATTAGCGATATTCAGCATCAGGCTGGTCGTGATGATATTTATACTCAGCCAAGCCCATCTTATATTCAAATCAGCCTAGTTGCATTAAATGGTCAAACATTACCTTTTGACATAAATGACAGTTTAGACTTACAAGTTAAAGATAGTTCAAACACTTATGTAAGTTTATTTGGTGGCGACATTACCGATGTAACTGTTGAGGTTGCTCAAAGCGGTGCAGCTGGCACAGTTATCGCCTACACACTAATTGCGATGGGTGCACTTGCCAAGATAGCTAAAGACATTTGGGATGACAACATTTCTCAAGATGAGGATGGCAACCAAATCTATACAATTTTGTCAAGTGTCTTATTAGGAACTTGGAATGATGTGCCATCAGCTTCAACTTGGGCAACTTATGACGCAACTGAAACTTGGGCTAATGCAGTTAATTTGGGATTAGGCGATATAGATCAACCCGGCCTTTATACGATGACCGCTCAATCAACGACAGTCGATACGATTTACAATGTTATTTCAGATATTGCTAACTCAGCCTTTGGTTATATCTATGAAGCCAATAATGGAAACATAGGTTATGCAGATGCAGACCACAGGCAAAATTATCTATTAACTAATGGTTATGTTGAACTAGATGCTGGCCATGCTTTAGGGGCTGGCTTATCTACTGTTATGAGATCATCAGATGTTAGAAATGACATATATATAAATTATGGCAATAACTTTAACTCACAGGTTACAGCCAACAATGCCGCTTCAATTACGCTTTATGGCTACAAAGCCGAAACTATCAATTCTAGAGTTCAGGGGTCAGTTGATGCTCAGGCAATTGCTGATCGTTATATTGCTCAAAGAGCTTATCCAAGACCTTCATTTCAATCGATCACTTTCCCAATAACTAACTCAGAAATTGATAATAATGATCGAGATGACTTATTAGCCGTATTTATGGGAATGCCTGTTGATATCAGGAATTTGCCTACTCAAATATCTGGTGGGTCATTTCAAGGGTATGTAGAGGGCTGGTCTTGGAGTACTCGATTTAACGAATTGTTTTTAACAATCAATGTTTCGCCTGTTGAATTCAGTCAAGTGGCGATGCGTTGGAATACAACTCCAGCCACAGAGGCTTGGAACACATTAAACCCAACATTGACTTGGGAATACGCTACAATAGTAGCCTGATAGGAAAAGGATAAAATGCCAACTACTACCAATTACAGCTGGACAACACCAGCAGACACCGATCTAGTTAAAGATGGTGCAAGTGCGATCCGCACACTTGGAACTGCAATTGATACAACAACTAAAAACCTTAATCCATCAACAACTTTGGGTGATATGGAATATCGCTCATCAACTACAAATGTAAATACTAGATTACCTTTGGGAACTGCTAATCAACAATTACGCGTTAATTCAGGTGCTACTGCTCCAGAATGGTTCACTCCTGCTGCTGCTGGCGGTATGACTTTAATCTCAACCACTACTTTATCTGGAGCAACAGTAAGTCTGAGTTCGATACCATCTACTTATAAACATTTATTATTGATTGTTTCAGAGGCTACTAATGCAACTGGTAACGGATATTTTACAATTAACCCAAATGGAAGTTCATCAATAACAGATAGCGGTAGAGCCGAAGCATATCATAATGATACAGGTGCATTTGATACCGATACAGCTACAAGTATAAAATTTAATTACAATACAGCGATGAAAAATACTGGCGGTAAAAATGCTGTTGCGTTATGGATTTACAATTATCCTTCAACAACATTAACCAAACCCTATAGTGGAATTTATCAATACGAAACTGGAAGCAGTTTAATTTTTACAGGAACTGTAATGGGTAGAATTGCAACAACGAGTGCAATTTCATCTTTAGACTTAGTGAATAGTGGCGGTAATTTTAATGGTGGATCTGCTTTATTATACGGGGTGTCATAATGGCTAAATTAACAAGACCAATAATTCGCATTCATAATGTTGAAACTGATGAAATAATTGATCGAGAAATGAATGATCAAGAATTTGCTCAATATCAAGCAGATCAGGAAATTCATTTAGCCAAACAAGCCGAAGCCGAAGCAAAGGCTGCCGAAAAGCAAGCATTACTTGACAGACTTGGCATTACTGCTGACGAAGCAAAATTGCTACTTGGCTAATGAAGCCATTTTTATCTAAAGCTGCTGATACTTTACGCGACCAAATAAATGGAGCGTTTGTGGGTAGGAGCAGGAAAGCTGATGGATGGATCGGCGATAATAAGCATGCATCTAGAAAATCCGATCACAACCCAAGATCTAACGGAGAAGTTTGCGCGATCGACATTGACGCTGGCTTATCTGACCAACAAGGGATTAGTTATGATTTGGCAGATCAGCTTCGACTCGCAGCAAAAAAAGATAAGCGTATTTCTTACATAATTTTTAGTAAGAAAATCTGCTCAAGTAAATCATTATGGCGATGGGTAAGATATCGCGGCATTAACCCACATGATAAGCACATCCATATCTCTTTCAAACCAAATCAAAATGGCAAGAAGTTCGACATCCCACTACTGAAAGGCAATTAATGAAACTATCTAAAAAACACAAAGCAGCAATTAAGTCATATTTGAGAGCTGTTGCAGCTAGTGGAATAACAGTTGCTTTAGCAATAGTGGCTGACATTCATCCAGCTTATGCAACCTTGCTTGGTGCAGTTGTTGCTCCAATAGCGAAAGCATTAGATCCAAAGTCCGGGAGCGAAGTAGATTATGGCCTTAGTGAAAAATGACACCGACAGAATGGGCTGGATTTTTCGCTGGCGTTTGCGCCGTTGCAACAAGCGTATTTATTGGTTTGAGATACCTTGTTAAAGGTTGGCTTAACGAATTAAGACCAAATGGTGGCAGTTCAATGAAGGATCAATTAAATCGACTTGAAAAGCGTGTCGATGACTTATTTGCTTTAATCAGCAAGTCATAATTTAATCATGGCGAACACACGAAAACGCACACCACGAAAAAAGGTTAATCGGAGAGTAGTTCGCCGTACTCCTGAGCCATTGACTAAACTAGATCAATTCTACATAGCCAAACATGAGATATTCAAAGCTGCTCGCCGTGCAGGATTCTCTGAGTCGGTTGCTTTATATTTGATGGACAGCGATCGAATGCCAGATTGGATAGTCGGAGATGGCAACATAATTCCAGTTATTCCAACTCCAGATGAGGACGACGATTAAGCGATACGCTTTTATCAGCGATTTACAAGTGCCATTCTTTGACGAGAATGCAGTCAAGTCAGTAGGCAAGTTTTTAACTAAATTTAATCCGCATCGAACAATTCAAATTGGCGATGAAATAGACCTTCCACAATTGGGGGGTTTTAATGCTGGCACAATTGATGAAATGGTTGGCAATATACATGACGATAGACAGCTGACCCAAGAGGTTTTAACTTATCTTGGTGTTACTGATGTATTAGGCAGTAATCATGGAATTAGACTTTATCGATCAATAAAGAAAAGATTGCCAAGTTTTCTAAATTTGCCTGAAATGCAATATGAACGATTTATGGGTTACGATAAATTAAACATAAAATTCCATCCTTTTGGCTTTGATTGGGCTCATGGTTGGACTGCCGTTCATGGAGATGCTTTTCCACTTTCTGCAGTACCCTCTCAAACGGCCTTAAATGGGGCTAGAAGGCTAGGAAAGAGCGTTGTGTGTGGGCATACCCATAGACTAGGGGTTTCGGCCTTTACAGAGGCATCTAGGGGCAAATTAGGGCGTACTGTATGGGGCGTTGAGGTTGGCAATTTAGTAGATTTGAGCAGTTCAGGCATGGCATACACAAAAGGCTATGCAAACTGGCAAACTGGCTTTGCTGTTGCTTATGTAAAAGATCGCAGAGTTCAGGTTGTGCCGATACCTATAAATGCAGATGGCAGCTTCATATTTGAAGGTAAGGTTTATGGGGCGTGAAACAGATTATCAGCCCCGCACGATTGATGACCATATCGATGATTTTGAGGATATTAGCGTTATCTAATCGTTATAAAACACGCCGTAATCGGCCTACCAAATAACCTTGATTTAGGCAACACTACATGCAAGGCACAAATTGTGCTACATGTAGGGAGCGACATGAAACTAGCAACAAACAGCAGGCAAGCTGCTTTGGAATATGCAGATCGTGGATGGGCTGTAATGCCATTATTGCCTAAGAAAAAAGATCCACACTTTGATTTATGCCAAAGAGCTTATTTATCAGCTACGACAGACCAGAAACTAATTAACTTTTGGTTTGATTATGACAATAACATCAACATCGGAATTGCCGGGTATCAATCTGGTTTAGTTGTTTTTGATATTGATTACAGAAATGGTGGCGAGTTATTGTCAGAGTTTGAGCCAACATACACAGTTCAAACTGGAGATGGACTTCACTTATATTACAAAGCTGATAAAGCTGATGTTTTTAAGGGTAAGTTATTTGAAGGCATCGATATTAAATGGAAGGGTTATGTAGCAGCAGCTCCATCAATCCATCCGTCAGGTGCTACCTATACAGTTATAGACGACAGAGAACCTGTTGTTGTGCCAAAAATAATCAGGGAGTGGGCAACGAAATGACATTTGAGAATGCAGTTTATTTATGTATTGGGTTTATTACCCTTTATTGGTTTGTAGCCTTAAAAATAGAGGATCGCAAACAAACACATTATTGGCGCGGTCGCAAAGATGGCTGGGATATGCACCGCAGATTTGTGCAGCTAAAAAGAAATGATGAAGTGTTTGATTATGACAAAAACTGAGGATCTATTAAATGAGGTCATTACTACGATCCAAGAGCGCGGAAGTGTCTATGGACATCCGTACTACAATCACAAAAGAATCGCAGGACTGTGGAGTGCATATCTTGATTTCCCAATCACACCACACCAAGCTGCTCTATGTATGGCGTTGGTCAAGGTTTCTAGGCTTACTGAAACTCCAGATCATTACGACTCAATTAAAGACTTTGTCGCCTATGGAGCTATCTATAGGACAGTCCTCGAAGCAGTCCAAGACCAAGATTTTGAATGGAAGGAGTAAATAATGGGTTTTAATTTAGATGATTATGAGGATGTGGCAACTCTAAATAAATGGTTTATCGAAAACTACCCAATGGGCAGATCAGATATCTCAGTTATTAGCCATGATCCTGAAAAAGGTTACATATTGGTTCAAGCTACATTGTGGCGAGATTCAAAAGATTCTCAGCCAGCAGTTTCTAATATAGCCTTTGGATCAAGAGAAACTTACATGCCCAATATGAAAAAATGGTATGTAGAGGATACTGCCAGCAGCAGTTTGGGTAGGGCAATAATAATTTTGAAAGGTAGCAATAAGACAGCTACTAAGGACTCAATGAAAGTTGTTGAAGCCGATCAAAAGCAAAATGAGTATGAAAAGAAATTACAGGAAAGGCGTTACGGAGCATCGGGTTCAAGATCTGCAGCTGTTGAGGATGCTTTAAGAGCTTCATTCGCAGTTGAAAATAAGCAAGATGATCCACAGGCTTGGTCTGTTGCTGAGGTTGTAGATCAAATTGGTGCATCAACGCCAAATGAGCCACCAGCATGCGAACATGGTCATATTCTCAAGCAAGGCATATCTAAAACAGGTAAGCCATATTATGGATATGTTTGCAAAGGCAAAGTTACCGAGCATGCCAAATGGGCAAAGATGACAGCCAATGGCAAATGGTTCTTTGAAGGAGTTGAGTAATGGGATACATAGCATTTATTAACGGCAGAGGATTACAGGTTGTCATGGATGATAATGGTGTGCATTTAGAGGAATCGATTGTCAAATGCCAAGTGTGCGATGATGACCGAGTATTCAAGGATGGCACATGTTTCAAATGCCACGAGTTGATCAATTATGACAAATCCAACTAGATTCAAATGTAATGGTTGCAAACGCAATACTGAGTTCCTATGGCTTGACTCTATGGATTTACCTGATGGATTTAAACTCTATCAATGTATGGATTGCGGATGCGTAGGAGTTAAGAATGTGGTTGAAGCATTACATATTCCTGACTCAGAGATTTGTAGATGCGATAAGTGTGGTGGTTGGAGATGGCAAACTAAAGACTGCCACACATGCGAATTGATAAGGAGCAAATAATGCCAACATACGAATACAGTTGTAGAGAATGCGGTACTTATGGATCAGTCTTTAGAACTTACAAAGAAGATGATCCGGGCTTAGATTGCCCTAAATGCAAGATCGCTATGAATAGGTTGTACTCAGCACCGGGCTTAGTTTTCAAAGGTGATGGATGGGCTGGTAAATCTAAATGATTGCTGGCTATGATGAATCATGGCAAGAAATGGATGATTATCGATACAGTTGTCAATTTTATGTGATGTAAATCATAGTCCACATAGTGAGATGATATTGTTAATCTAACGGAAGGTAGGTTGCATGGATCTGATACGCTCTAGGCAAGTATTTGCCCTAAAGGCAAAAACGCGAGCCCGTAAGGCTCAGCTCGCGAGGTGCTGGCTAGTCGGGGGAGCTCTGTTTGTTTTACAAACTTTTGCTTTAGATACAGCTGAATCTCAAACAATAAAAGTTAATACATTAAAACAAATTACATTTCATAAGATGAATTACAACTTTGAACAGTTTTACTGTTTAGATGAGATTGTATTCAAAGAAAGTAGATGGAACTACAAAGCTAAGAATCCTAAGTCAAGTGCATATGGTCTATTTCAGATACTTAAGAGTAAAGAAAAAGATCCAATTAAACAGATTGATCTTGGACTTAAATATCTAGAAGCAAGGTATGATGGATGCGCGTGTACTGCGCTCGCACACCATAAGGCTAAGGGTTGGTATTGATGAGTAAATCTGCATTAAGAGATACCGGATCAACCAGACATTGGCGTAAGATAAGAGAGCGAATACTTAGACGCGATCAATACACATGCAATTACTGTGGACAGGAAGCTGATACTGTCGATCATGTAATACCTAGACGCTTAGGTGGATTAGATACTGACGATAATTTAGTTGCAAGTTGTTCAAGGTGTAATTATTCGAAGGGCGGGGGTTTTTTTGTGCGCAAGAGAACAC